CGGGGTCGGCCCAGCATTTGCCGCCGAGGATCGCGCCTTGGTTTTTGAGGCTGGCGAGGTAGGCGTTGACGGACTCCGTGACATCTTCGAGGTAGGTCTTCGAGATGAGGCGGTCCACTGCCCAGAGGTGGGCGCGTTGGAGCGAGTCGAAAATGAGGTCTGCTGTGCGGCGGACATTGACGAATTGGTATCTTGCATCGGTCGATCCGGTCTGGTTGCCCCAGAGGCGGAAGCCACCGCTGCGGATGAAAGTGGCGACATTGCCGAGGTTGAGCACATTGGCCAGTGAGGAGGTGTCACCGAGGACGAAATCAACGGCTTTGTCGATCTTCTCGATGCCGGAAACTTCGTTATTTGATGGAGACCACCAGAATCCAAGCTCGTTATCGATGCGGGCCATGACACCGGCGACATATGGCGCAGGGTCTTCGCCGCCGTTCACTGCTGGCCATACTCCATAGATGCGGTCGTTGCCGTTTGCGGTGACCCATGCAGAAGCTTCGGTGGCGGTGTCGATTGCGGCAACGCTTGAAACGAGTCCAGCGATAACAACCGCACGGAGAGCGGAGGCGACGGCTTTCACATCGTCAATCGTGGTGGTCTCATACGCGCCTTCGGCAACGATCAGGCGCGGCGTGACATTGAGTTCGGCCTGAGCTTTGCGGAGGGCGTGCACGCCAGTGAGCAGGCTGGAGCTTCCAGCGACATCCGCCGCAGTCGCGCAACGCACGACGACGACAACCGCGCCAGTCTGTTTGTAAATAGCCTCGATGGCTTTGCCGAGGAATGTGCTCGCGCCGAGCTTGGTCGAGACTCCCGTGGGAGAAGTGACGAGGACGGGCGTGTTCAGCGGGAAATCCGCGTGTGCTGTTCCTGTGCCGACGAGGCCGATCACAGAGGACGAAACGGTTTTGATCGGGCGTGGTCCGCCGGTGATTTCTTGGACTTCGACGCCGTGAAGGAAATTTGACATGGTGATTTAGTAGGTTGCGGTTGCGGGTGAAAGTGTGCGGGGATCGCGTGTTGGTGTCTTCTGCGGGGACTTCCTATGTTTTGATGCAGTAGAGGAGGGCGATGTTGCGCGGGCGGTTTTCGGTGCCGCCTTCAGCGGTAATTGTGTGGCTGTGGTTTCCAACGGTGCTAGTTTGCCCGTTTCCGTCAGGGTTACGCATAATGTTCTGCACAGCGCCGCCAGAGCTTCCGCCCTGCAAATTAAAGGTTGCGGAGTGGGAGTTGTAAGTATGGTTATGGCTACCGTCTTGAGAGGTTGATCCAGTATGGTTGTGACTCTTAAAATCGTCCGCCTGCTTCGCCCCAAAAGTCCCCGCCGCTGTGCCGTCCGAATTTGTCCCTTGGCCTCGCACGAAGTATCCGCGCAGGTCGGGGAGTGCAAAAGTTGTGCTCCCGTCTCCGACTCCGTAGAGCGTGCCGATTGCGGCAAAAAGTGCGGGGTATAATGTCCTTGAAACCGCCGCGCCATTTGCAGCGAGCCAGCCCGATGGCACGACATTCATGGCAAATGGCAGGACTGCGCCGGGAGGGACAAAGAGTGCGGCTGCGCTGGCGAGGCTTGCAGGCGTGACTGCACGGGCTGTGTCCGTTCCCGCCTGTGTCTCGGTGTTGTCGGCAAGCTCAACAATCCCTGCGCGTGATGTTGTAGCGGTGCGACTGGCGAGGCCTGCGGGTGTCACGGCCAGAGTTGTAATTGTTCCCGCCTGCGTCTCGGCGTTTGTTGCTAACTCAACAATGCCTGCCCGTGTGTCAGTCGCTGTGCGGCTTGCAAGCGATGCAGGCGTGACGGCGCGGGTTGTGTCCGTTCCTGTCTGCGTCTCGGCGTTGTCTGCAAGTTCGACGATGCCCGCCCGTGTGTCTGTGGCTGTGCGACTGGCAAGGCCTGCGGGGGTCACTGCGCGGGCTGTGTCGGTCCCGGTCTGTGTCTCGACGTTGCTGGCTAACAAAACTACACCAGCGCGACCTGTGGTTGCCGTGCGATCCACAAGCCGGGCAACGGTGAGCGCCTTGGTTGCATCCGGCGCGAGAGCTTGCGCTTCCGCTGTTGTTGCCAGCGCGATGACGCCTCGGCGCGTTTCTGTGGCTGTGACCTGCGCGAGCTTGAGCGGCGTGATGATTTTGGTGTCAACCGTTCCCGCCTGCGCTTCGGCTGTTGTGGCGATGGCGAGCACGCCGAGGCGGGTTTCGTTTGCCTGCGCGTAGGAAAACCCTGCGTCTCCGACGACAACCGTTCCGGGCGGCACATTGGTCATCACGAAATCGAGCGCGAAGAGTGCGCTGGCCGTGCTGCCTTTGGTGAGGATCACGCCTGTCTGCGAGTAGATGGCGAAGAGGACGCCGTTGTTCGTGTAGAGGCCGATTTCTTTGACCGAGTAGCTGTCTGCGGAATCGTCCTGCGCCGTCATGTGGATCGTTCCCGGAACTGGCACGCTGCTTCCGCTTGGATCGAGGCGTTTGATCTCGGTTTGCAGTGCAGTGCGGCTGGCTGTGGGCGTGTAGCCTGCACTGCCGATGGCGATCTTTGTAAGGGTGACAGGGCCGATGGCCCCACCCACTTGGGCGATGGCGGCGCGGCCTGCGTCGGTGATGATGAATTGAAGTGCCATGATGGGTTAGTAGGTGGCTGCGCAGTCGAGCCGGTTGAATGTGGAGGGGCGGCAGATGCCGACGATGTTCACGCTGCCGACGAAGGATTCGAGGGCTGAGAGGGTGAACGAACTTCGGACGGGTTTGACGGCTGCGACGGCTTTGCTGATTGAGTCCTGCACTTCGGCAGGCGTTTGCAGCCAGCCGAGGGCGATTGCGAAAGTGTGAGGTGTCCCTTTTGGCGTGGTCTGCCACCACTCGCTGAGTTGGAGCGCGATGCCGAATGAGTCGAGGAGTGTTTTGACAGCGGCGACCGTTCCTTTTTTGCGGTGAATCTCGGCAGAGTTCTTGATGACATTCCGCTTCGTGGCTGTTGTCCAGTTGGCATCCCATTCATCGACGGATGTCGCCCAGGCTAACCATGGCAGAAGCGCCTCCGGGCAGGTATCGGGATTCCAGAGTGAGCGGATGGGGGTGTCGATTGAGCCGAGGCGGGCGGTGGCGAGAGAAAGGGATCGCTCTGGCGCTGTCGCATTGGAGGGCAGGAGGTCGCGCAGCGAGAGGTCGGGGGCGATTTGCTCCGTTTCCGTGGACGGGATTTGGTAATCGGCGTTTGTGCGTTGCTCCCACGAGGTGTTGAGCGCGATGCGTGTTTCAACAAGCTGGCCGGACGAGTTGTATTCCTGCCGCAGAATGTTCCAGAGTAAATCCGTGACGGCGGCGGCGTCTGGCGCTTGGCCGTAATACCAGAAAAGGCCGTCTTGGTCGCTGAGATATTGGTAAATCGAGCGGCTCATTTTACTGGCTCAAGCCTCCGTATGTCAGATTGATTGCCGTGCAGAAAGGGGCTTGCGTGTGGTTGCAGACGATGTTGGCCGTGGGGGCGGCAAGGTTGACTTTTTGCACGCCGTCCACATGGAGCGCAGCGAAGATGGCGGAAAGGTTGATGTCGTTGCCGACTTTGTGGTTTTGCGTGGCGAATGCTTGGGCGCTGGCTTGGGCTTCCGCCATGACCACCGAGGAGTCGGGGCCGGGGAAAGTGAAAATGGTCGCGGTGATCGTGTAGTTCTGGATCGATGCGCCTTGCACGGTCACAGCATCCGTGAGCGGGCGGACGCTTTCGGCGTTGAGTGCCTGCGTGACATTGCTGATGACGGTTGCCGAGGGGGCGCCGTTGCCTGTGAGGCCGAGGACGGTCACGAGCACATTGCCGGGGGACACGGTAGGAGGTCCGACGATGGTCGCGTGTTTCACGCCTGCGACTTTGAGCGCGTGGTAGAGGTAGCTTCCTTCGGGGCCTGCCGTGCTCAAGCCTTCAAGGGCGAGCGTGACGCGATAGCGGAAATCGGTGTCCGTTTCCATGACGGCCAATCGCGGCGGGATGGCTGTCGGGGCTGCGGGAACGAGGATTTTGCGGGTTGTTCCGAAGATGGCTCCGAGTTGGTCGAGATCGCTGCCGGTTGCATAGGCGAGCATGACGCCACGGGCGGCATCGTTGACCCTCTGCCGGATGAGCATTTCGCGGTATGCGCAGACTTCCAGAATCTTGAAAGCTGGGTCGCTCTCCACGATGGCGGTGAATGCCGGATCGCGGGCTTTGAGGTCGTCCACCATGTCCTGCAAAATCGCGGCGTAGTCGAGACTCTCGACAATCGTCGGCGCGGGAAGGCTCGAAAGATCGATGGGCGTGTAACTCATACGACCATGCCGTCCAGCGTGAGCGCGGTTCCGGTGGGTAAATAGACGCCTTCAAGGGCGATGGTGATTTTGCCGGGTTCGATAGCCTGGGCGATGACGCGGGTGATCTCAACGCGAGGCTCCCATTTGCGGATCGCCTCGATGGTGGCGACATAGATTTCGACGATGGTTCCGCGATTCATCGGCGCGTCCACGAGGTCAAACAGGCGCGAGCCGTAGTCGCGGAGCATGACGCGAGAGCCGAGCGGGGTCGTGAGAATGTCCCGAATCGACTGCTTCAAATGGTCTAGCCCGGAAAGCGCCTTGCCGGTGTCGCTGCTCATGCCTCGCATGGGGCGAGATTTTATGGCTGCGCTTGGGGGTGTCTTCTGCGGGGACTTCCCGCAGAGAGGTCAGGAGGAGGTTATGGATTTGGGACGGCGGTGAGTGCTGGTCCTGACATGACGCCGCCGTGCGTGTGGGTGGAGAGCGTGATGCCGTTGGATTTCATCAGTCCGGTCTGGTCGTAGTTTCCGGTTTGCGTGATGTTGCCGTTGATCGTGATGCCGCCGCTGGCGATTTCGAGGGTGGTTCCTCCGACCGTGATCTTGACGCTTCCGCTGGTGATTTCCACTTTTCCACTGCCGAGGGCGTGCGTGATCTTGCTCGCAGTGATCTCGCTTTTGGCATTGCTGCCGATTTGGGCGAGGATTTTGGAGGCGGTGATTTCCGTTTTGGCATCGGCTCCGACCTTGGCCGTGATCTTCGATGGCGTGATCTCGGTCTGTGCGTCGTCTCCGACTTTGACCGTTGCGGATCCTTCGGGGAGTTGCAGGAGGTGGGTGTGGGCTTCTCGGTCGTATTCGAGGATTGCGCCATCCTTGTAGGTAGTGCGGGAGATTTCAGCTTTGTCGGCGTTGGCCGGGTAGTCGTTTTTATAGATGCCGCCCGGCATGACATAGCCAGCGGAGAGTTCGCCGCCGGGGGCTATGACGATGACTTGCTCTCCGACTTCGGGGGCGTGCCATGTGCGATCCTCACCGGCGCGGCTGGTGAGCCATGGGAGCCATGCGCTGGTGTTGCTTCCCATCGTGACGCGCACGCGAGCTTTTGCGTAGTCCGCCTCTAAGACCGTGCCGGGGCGGATGGTGTTTGAGAGTCGGCGCTCAAGCTCTCCGAGGCGGGCGTTGCTCATGTGGCGAGGATGTCTTGGATTGGCACATAGTCCGGCTCGTGCGGGATGCCGATCTTGGGCGCCCATGAAGCGCGGATGTCCGTGGGTAACGCTCCACCTTCGGGCCATGCGGTTTCTCCGAGGAGGCAGGTGTGTTCCCATTCGACCCTCCATGTTTCGTATTCGGGATTCTCGGCGTCGAACTCTTGTGGGGTTGCGGCTATGAATCGGGCGGGCGTGACGGGCATTCCGAACCGCTGGCCTTGGAGGAATGCGGCGAAGTTTGCAGCCATGAGGCGCACGGCGAATTTATTCCCGGCTTTGTAGCTGTAAATGAGAGAGGCGGAAAAACGGATGTCCACCTGGAGTTGCTGCGTGCCGATGTCTGCGGTGGCGTTTGGCTCGATGGTGTCCAACTCGAAAGTGATCGCTGGCACCTCGATCTTGTCCATGTAACGCGAATATGCGGCGATGGTTTTGACCGTGCTGCCGAATTTGGCGTTGATCTTCTCGGCGATCTTCGTGTGAAGGACGGCGAGGTCTATTTGCTGAGTTGCCATTTTAGTTGGGATTCAAATTCGCGTTGCAGGCGTTCGCCGATTTCGTTTTCGAGACTGCGCATGGCATCCATGCCGGGGTCGAGAATAGAGAAGGTTTCCTTTTCGATGGGCAGGCGCTTCTTCCCTGTGCGCTTGAAGACATGGCCATTGAGTTTCTCGGAGATGAAT